TTAATTCATGCAACCTACAGACAATTATTCCCTTAGTTTTCTCCCTACTCGCTCTCTTTTCAACAATATTTCTGGTATTTATGGAATATACTGTGTTCCTTCTAATAAATGGTACATAGGGCAAGCTAAAAACATATATACACGACTTCTTTCTCATAAAAATAATCTAAAAAGAGGTAAAAAGGTGAACCAGCATTTTTATAGAGCTTACTCTAAATATGGTGCTGATTCGTTTGAGATATTTATATTAGAGGTATGTGATATACCCTCTTTGAACATAAAAGAGAAATATTACATGGATAAATACAACAGCATAAATCCCGCTTTTGGCTACAATGATTGTTATTTTGATGAAAACATGAAACCCTCTTTTAGAGAGGATTTTCGTGAAAGAGTTAAAAATAAAACTACTAAACTTAGATTCGGAGATGCTACTGTAATCAGAGAGTTATATAAGGAAGGATATGCTCCTACTTTTATAGCTACTCACTATAAAATAAACAAAGCTCATCTGTCTAAAATTTTAGGTAATGGTTGTTGGAAAGATTCAACTTACACCAAACCAACTAAAGTACCTGATTTGAACATTGAACAACGCAATACAGTAGAGAAATACATATCTGATGGGAAAAGTGGCAATGAGATAATCAAGTTAACTGGTATATATTGGAAAAGAATTCATTGTTATTTACAACACACTAATCGTAATAAAAGAATAAAACATAATACTTTAATTCTTGATAAAGAATCAGGCATATATTACTTTAGTGTGTCGGAGGCAGCTAGAGCTAAAGATATATCGCATCATTTAATATCCGACTGGTTAGTAAAGCACCCCACTAGACACAAAAATCAAACATCACTTCAATTATGTTAGCAACAGATAAGTCCATAGGGGGTAGTTATAATTTCCCTAGGTTGGATCAAAAGGATAAGGGAGAGGCTTACCATACCGCATTTTGCCGAGCCATTCTCAATCACTGTATTGATGATGGTTACGCTAATAACTATAGACTCTTTCAGGAGTGCTATAAGTTCTTAGAGGAGGGTAGTAACGGAGAGCTTACACAGCACCTTCAAAAAGCAGAAGATGGCACAGACCTGCCAGCTATGTGGCTGAGTCTCAACACGTTACCTACAAAAGTAGACTTGCTTACGGGAGAGTTAGAGGCAAGGGGATATGAGATAAAGGTAAGGGCACTTAACAAGGAGGCCATATCTAGGAAGTTAGAGGAGAAGGAAAGATTAAGGGTAGAGAGGAGATTACAAGAGATCATGCAGACCTTAGAGCAACAAACAGGTCTTCAGGTAACAACAGACGAGTACATCCCCCAAACAGACAAGGAACTAGACGAATACATAGACCTTACATTTAAGGATAAGGCTGAAATCATTATGGAGTCAGCTCTGAAGTTCTTGGCTAAAAAGAACGATTGGGACGAGGAAAGAAGGCTTCTGTTCAGGGATGTGCTGATCACAGGGCGTTGCTTTGTGAGAAACGAGATTGTACGGGGTGTACCAAGAGCTAGGAGGATCAGCCCCCTAAACATGGTTATAGACCCATCCTGCAAGACAGACACCCTAGAGGACGCTACTTACTTTGGAGAATTAGAGTATATTTCAATAGGTCAGGCCGCTGAGAGGTTCAATCTTTCAGATGACGAAATCAAGGACGTATATACTTCCTACTCACAATGGGCAGCAGCCAGTGTTGGTTCTGCTGGTAGTGCCGATGACAACTATGCTTTTAGGACAATAGCTAACGGCAGACTAAAGTGGTTCAAGGAAATAGAGGGGCAGTTACGAGTTTTAGTAACAAGAGCTGTGTGGGATGATTACAAGGTCATGCAGCACAAGCATGAGATCAATGAAAAGTACGGAACAGAACATCTTCAAGAGATTACAGATAAAGTACGCAATAGAGACAAGTCAAACATCATCACTAACAAGATGCAGGTTTGGAGACAGTGTACTATTATAGGCGGTAAGATTATAAGAGAATGGGGTGAGTGCCCTAACCAAGCAAGAAACCTATCAGAACTAGAGATAGCAGAACCACCCTACAAGGGATGGATACCTAACTTCGCTAGTGGTCGTGGAGTGAGCAAGGTAGAGCAGATGGCATCTATTCAGTTGTCAAAGGATATAGCCATGTACAACATGAGCGTAGCCATGACACGAGCAGGGGCTAGGGGTATGACCTACGACTTGGCGATGGTTCCCGCAGGATGGACACCAGAGCAAGCCATGAAGTACATGAGGGTATTTGGTGTTATGTTCATCAACTCTAAGGAATCACAAATGATGCCGGGTAATGCCAGCACCTTCCGTGAGTTCGACATGACCCTCTCTCAAAGTATAGCACAGTATATAGAAATCATGAGATTCTATGATAACGAGATGGATAAAATATCAGGCGTAAGTCCTGAGAGACAGGGAGTTATCTCTGGATCATCACTCTCACCAACGGTACAGCAGTCAGCACTAACAGCATCAAACCTTATCACTGCGCCATACTTTAACGGCTTCCGCAGATTCAACGAAAGGGTTCTTAACCAACAAGCCAAACTTGTTAAAATAGTATTCCCTCATTCACCAGAAGTATTTGCCCCTATCATTGGTTCTACAGGTGTAGACTTTTTGAAGGAGCATATTGATTTAGACTTAGATGAGTTTGGCGCATTTGTAGAAGCATTACCTCCAATGTTCATCGACAGACAGAAACTAGAATCTCTGTTGATGATGACAGTTCAAAGCGATCCTACCTTCATAGACGATGCGTTAGCAATCATGATGGAGCAAGACACCTCCGTTGCTGTTCGTAAGTTCCAACGCAGAAGAGGCTTACGTAAAGCACTTGAGGAGCAACAAGCACAGGCAGCACAACAACAGGAACAGGAGCTTCAGATGAAGATGAAGGCACTTGAACAACAACAGGCACAACAACAAATGCAAGCTCAGATGCAGGACACTCAGATGAAGAACGAAGGTCAGAATCAGAGAGCATTGATTTCAAGCAGAACAAAATTAAACGATAGTAAGATTAAGGGAACCTTTGACCTTGCTAAGATACAAGCACAACCTAAACAACCACCTAAAACAAATAAATAATGAAAGTAGTAAGAAAAACAGCCACTGCTGCTAACACAAGACCAGCACCAAAGAAACCAGCAGTAAAGAAAGTAAAAATCACTAAAGAAACAGGTAAGTATAATACCTTATAATGATTACATTCACCAAGACAGGTAACTCTGTAAAGATGGATATTGCTTCGGTAGATATTATATATCTATCACCGGAGACAAGCATCTTTGTTAAATCAAATGAAAATAAGATTTACTTACAGAGTACGTCTAATACATTTTTAACAAAATCATACATCTCATTCTTACCAACAGAGGTCAACGGAAGACCCTCTGATGTGTTAGAGGATGTAGCTGATTGGTTACAAAGTGATTATTTCACAGGTCTAACACTACAGGCTACAGGTGATATTGATCTTGGTGATGTTACTGTTATCAATGGTACAGGAGCGAATGCTGTGAATATCAGAGATGGTGGTAACAGCATTACTGTTGATGGTGCTGTTCAAATAACAGACGGAGTAACAGGAGCAGAGGTAGTACCACTAACAGGATACAACGCACAAGCGGTAGCTATTGTTGACGGTTCTGGTAATCAGATAACAAGTTTCGGGGGAGGAACACAATACACAGAGGGCGATACTGATGCGAGTATAACAGGTACTGCCATGTTGTGGGAGGATACGTCTGATACATTACGATCAGTATCCGCAGCAAAACCACTACCCGTAAATATAGTAGCAGGATCAGCAAGTGGTACTGAATACACAGAGGGAGATGTTGATGCAAGTATAGCTGGCACAGCTATGATGATGGAGGTTGCGGGTAATATACTTCAACCAATTCAGGGTACTGTTGCTGATGGATTGCTTGTAAATCTCGGAGCAAACAACGATGTTACTGTAAGCGGTATTCCTGAACTTGTTGTTGAAAACGCAATAACAGCAACAGCCTACGCTTTAGGGGGAGCATCCTATTCAGCTACGTCAGCGATCTCAAGTGATTATATTTTAGATCACATACAGTTTAATTTCTCAACAGCAGAATCAAGAGATGTAACAGTGACGCTCAGTGACGGGACTATTCTATGGTCAGCTACGGGAGATACAAGTTTAGATATTGTTCTTGAGGACATAGACAAAGCCTTTAATGCCAACGATAACTTTACAATTGATGTAACACAAACAGGCGGTGCGTGTGCTATGGATGTATTGGCTGTTATTAAGAAAGGATCAGCAGCCCTTGCAGGTAATACAAGCGTTACCTTATATGCAACAAATGATGATGGTAATATTAAAGCATTAGCATCAACAGCAGAGGGGCATTTGGAAGTGGCTATTCATTCGCCAAGATTACCATTCGGGTCACTTCATACCGAAAGTATTCGTCCTGAGTTTCAATGTGATTCTGTTTACGGGATTAATCCAAGAGAGGTAATAAGCACAACAGGACATGCAGTGACTCCCGGTGCTGCAAATAGTGGAGCTATTTCAGGATCAAATAATCTTTTTAAGGTTTCGACAGGCACAACGCAATATTCGTTCGCAACAATTCAAAGCAGAAAGAGATTAAGATACAGAGCTGGACAGGGTATAATAGGCAGATTCACAGCACTGTGGTCGGCTCCTGCGGCTAGTTCTATTTCTGTTGCTGGTTTTGGAACATCTGAAAGTGGTTTTTATTTCGGGTATAATGGAACATCCTTTGGTATATTACACTCAACTGGAAACACGCGTGAGATACAAACATTAACCGTATCAACAGCATCAACAGCCACCAATAATTATAATATTCAGTTAGCTGGTATCACAACAAATGTAACGGCTACAAATAACGGTTCTACCGTGAAAACCGCCTATGAGATTTCTCAAGGGGTTTATCCCGGATGGAAAGCAGAGGCAAGAGGATCAACGGTTGTATTCTTGGCAGATAGTGTAGGGAATAAGACAGGTACTTTCTCACTTGCTCAAAGCGGAGCAGGTACACCAGCCGCAGGGTCTTTTGCTGAAACATTAGCAGGAGCAACAACAGCCGATACATGGATTCCACAATCAAGCTGGAACGGAGACAAGCTGGATGGAACAGGGGCTTCTGGTGTTATATTGGATGTAACAAAGGGGAATGTATTTCAGATATTAATTCAATATCTTGGATTTGGAGGAGTTAGTTTTCAGGTAGAAGCCACCAACACTCAGGGTAATAACCCAGATTTTGTTACAGTTCACACCATCGGTATTCCTAATACAAGAACATCTGTAAGTATTAATCAACCCTCGTTCCCGTTTACATTAGCAGCGTATTCTGCTGGAAGTACAACAGACATAAGTGTTAGTTGCGCATCGTTTGCAGGGTTCATCGAAGGAGAAAAGCGACTAACGGGGCCAAGAAAGACATTTTTTGTTGAAACAAATGGTTATGTAGGAAGTGCAGCAGCTACTTATTACCCGCTTTTCACAATCCGTAATGATTATATACACGGTCACAATGGAACAGGTGAAAAAGCCAATCAATCAGTTGTTTACCCATTAAGTATAAGTTGTGCCCACGATGATGCAACACCCATCACGTTTTATTTAATAAGAAATGCAACATTAAATGGTACTCCTAATTTTTCAAGATATGATGCCGAAACTTGTATTTATTTAGACACATCAGCAACAACTTGTTCGTTCTCATCATCGGGTCTGGTGCAGTTCGCCTATACATTAGGTCAGAATTCAGGAGGTGCTTACCAATTTGAGGACGAATTAAAAATACAGCCCGGAGAAACATTGACATTAGCTGCAAGGGCTGTCACGGGAACAGCTACTTATGTTAATGCGTCCATGAACACAAGAGAAGATCAATGAAAGTACGGAAGGATAATATACTTGAGAATCAACCTGTAACTGGAACGGTAACCGCTAACATAGCAGCAGGAACTAATAATATAGGAGATGTTGACGTTTTAACTCTTCCAGCAATCACAATAGCAGCAGCACAGACGCTTACTAACGTAACAACAGTAGGTACTATAACCAATGCTGTAACCGTTCAGGCAACTAACTTAGATGTACGCGATCTTACATTTGCAGGAGACAAAGTAGATGCTTCAGGAACAGTGCTTGGTGCGGGTACGAATAATATCGGTGATGTAGATGTTTTAACCCTACCATCAATACCAGCGGGGACAAACAATATTGGTGATGTTGATATTTTATCAATAGCAGCAGGTGACAACAATATAGGTAACGTTGATATAGTTACAATGCCTAACGTAGTTATAGGGTCAGGAACAGTAACTGCTGTAACATCAATAACAAACCCAGTAGCGGTAACACAATCTGGTACATGGGATGAAGTAGGCATCAACGATAGCGGTAACAGCATAACAGTAGATGCCCCCGTAGGAACTCCTGTTTTTGTAAGACTATCAGATGGTGCATCTGCTATTACAACCCTTCCAGTATCACTTGCCACCAACACTCCAACACTCCAAGCCAACTCAGGAGTAGACGTTGGTGATGTAACTATTAATAATGCAGCGGGGGCAAGTGCTGTAAACATTCAGGACGGAGGTAATGTAATTACTGTTGACGGTACTGTATCAGCAAATGCTACACTGTCAGCAGAAACCACCAAAGTAATTGGCACGGTAAACATAGCTGCTGCACAGACTGTTGCTACTACTAATGCGGGAACATTCGCTGTTCAACAAACTACATATTCAACATCAAGCGTAACATCCGTTGCAGGATCAGCATCAAGCGTACAATTATTAGCATCCACAGCAGGACGAAGGGGTGCTTATTTTTACAATGATAGTACCGCTATTGCTTATCTAAAATTAGGTACAACAGCTTCAACATCATCCTTCACAGTGGCATTGGTTGCTAACAGTTTTTACGAACTACCGTACCCATGCTATACGGGTAGAATAGATTGTATTTGGGCAAGTGCCACAGGAAACATGAGAATAACCGAAATATCATAATATGCCACTTTATAATCCAGCAGGAGGAATAACAGACGGTGATAAAGGGGATATTACCGTATCAGGATCAGGGGCTACTTGGGTGATAGATAATGCCGCAGTTCAAATTGACGACATTGATGCGACAGGTACTCCAAGCTCTTCAACATACCTTCGTGGTGACGGTTCTTGGGTTACTCCCGCAGGAAGTGGGGACGTATCAAAGGTCGGCACACCTGTAGACAATCAAGTGGGTGTATGGACAGGAGATGGTACTATTGAGGGCGATACAGCTTTCACATTCGACACAACAACAGATGCTTTATCAATCGGAACAGGAGGTGTGTTTACCACAGGCACAATCGAATTAGGCGCAGCAACAGATACTACCCTTTCAAGAAGTGCAGCAGGGGTTTTAGCCGTAGAGGGGGTGGCTGTACTTAAATCAACCGCAGGTGTGGGTACTACACCAACCGCATCAGGAACAACAGCAGTAACTCATAATCTCGGCAAAACACCAGTAATGATTAGAATATCGGGTAAGAGCGGTTTTACAAGTAACGCTGCTGCAACCCCTACTACGTCTTCCGAGGGCATTTGGAACAGTAGTGGAAACTTCTGTATTTATCAATCAATTAACGGTACAACAACAATAGCCGCACAAACATCAAGCGCATTTGCAATATTCCTAGATACCGCTGTTAGTAATACTATTTCAGGCGTTATTCAAAACGTAGGGGCAACCACTTTTGACATCGTATGGACAGAAACAGGAACGCACACGAGAGGGGTATATATGTGGGAAGCACAATAAAAATATGATACAAACACTAAAATCATGGTTCGGTTTCGGGTCTAAGGTAGACCTGACCATTTACAAAATAACAGCGTGTGCTGAGATGCCATCCTGTATTGGTATGACCACTCAGGGTAAACCTGTAGTGGGAGTTAAGTTTGCAGTTACTAATGAAAAAGAGTTCAGAACATTCACACCAACGAGTGTAGAAGTTATAGAAAATGGTTTTATTTTGAAAACTAAATATGTAACTGCCCAGTTTTCAGCTACTTAGCTGTTTTGGCACGATATTTGATGTAGACTATAAGCGGCTGCTTTTTAATCAGGCAGCCTTAAATTTAAAATAAACAATTTATGGCAGATTTAGATCATAACGTAGCGGGAGAACTGTTGAAACTAGCACAGGACAGAGCCGCAAAAAGAGACGAATTACAAAATACATTGGCGGCTCAACAGCCACCAGTTATTGAAAATACAAGCCCGCCTTCTCAAGGAGAGGCTGCTGTAGAAACCCCGAAGCCAGAGGCAGTGCTTCCAACAGAGGGGTCACCAGCAGTGCCTGTAGAAGAGGCTAAAACAGCAGACCCCATAACTGCGCCAGTGGTTGAAGAACCGCTGAAATCATGGGATGAAGACGTAACAGAAGTTGTTACCCCTGTAGAGTCCAAGTTTGACGCTAAGAAAATAGGCAGTGCCTTTGGTCTTGATGTCAAGGACGAAACAGAGTTGATTAATTCTGTAAACGAAAAGTTAGCTAAGTTCAAGCAACTGGAATCCGAAAGAGAGACGCTCTTCGAGGGTGTTCCAGACAGCTTGAAGGAAGCAATCGAAGTCGCTAAAAAAGGAGGCGACTGGCAATCATTAACTGGAAACCATGTTGATGTAGCCAAGATAGACCCGGTTGAGTTGTTTGAGAGAGAGTTTGAAAGACAAGAGTCTTACAAATACAAGAATCCCGATGGGAGCATTGACTACTCACAACTTGACGCAGCACTTGACGCAATCCCTGATGCTCTCAAGACGTTTCAAGGCAATGCCATGAAGCAACAGATAGCACAGATGCAAAATCAACAGAAGATGGCGATCTTGCAGGAAGCAGAGAGAAAGCAGATGGACTTTAACAAAAGGTTATCTGAAGCAACATCGAGTCTATCAAAGTCACTACCCAAGGAATCATTTGGTATCACTTTTGAACCAAAGCATTCTGAGTACCTGTACAACGGCATATCAAACCAATCGCTTGTAAGAAAGCATTTGGGCGATATACCACCTGAAGTTCTGTCAAGACTTGATCCAGCAAAACTGACGAAGGCTATCGCCCTAGCAGAGTACGGAGACAAGATCAGCAAGTTTCAGTTTAATCAGGGACAAGTAGCAGCTAAAAGAGAACTCCTTCAAAAGACACAAAACCCTGTACTGAACACTGGTGGCGTTTCCGCAGCACCGGAGTTAACAGAGGCAGAGAAACCTAAATCATCAGTTGAAAAACTGAAGGAATTTAGAGACAGACATATTAAGAGCGGAAGCCTTTAAAGTTATAAACTACGGTATTCGTAGAGTAACACAAGTTAAATGATAGAATAAAATGTCATTAGTATCGGGCGTTAACGTCCCTTCAAGTATTACAGGCACAGGAACAACTGCTGCCGCTTCTGTCCTTAGTGGACATATTTTCAATGCAGGTTTGGAGCAACCTGAGATTCTTCGTGATTTGATCGTGAAGTTCCCTAATTATTGGTTTTCAAAACTTCTTGATGAAGTGCCAGATGTTTCTGGTGAAATCGAATCTGACATCTACACATGGAACGTGATGGATCGCACTCGTAAGAGTTCAGAACTTAACTACATCAGTGGTACTGGTACTGCTGCTGTTGTTGTTGATGCCGTTGATATTGCCGCAACAGGAACTAACTTGGGTTATTTCTTAGTTGGTGATGAAGTACGGGTTATGGAGACAGGTGTTAACTATCGCGTAACTGCTGTTTCAGATAACGGTGGTTTACAACGCCTTACATTAGCTGCTTTTGACGGTGGTAACATCGTTACTGGTGATGTAGACGGATACCATGCAGGTCACATTGCAACTGGTTTTGCTCGTGGATCATCTGGATCAGGTGGAACTCGTGTTTACTTGCCTTCAAGTGCTTACAACGTAACCAATATTCACCGTAGAGGTGCAACTATTGAGCGTGGTGTAATGTCACAGAAGACCTACGTAGACGACAAGTCTTGGTACTTCAAGCAAGAGGACATCGAACAAAAAGAATTTATGCGTGATTTCCACGGTAAACTTCTGTTCGGACAGCGCTTCAAAGGCACAACTAATCAAACAAGAGGTTTGATCGAGTATGCTGAAGGTGGAGCTAACCTAGTTCCATTTAACAGTGCAGTAGGTGTTCAGGAATCTGATTGGGTAACACTAGCAGAATCTTTGATCGTGAACCAAGGTTCTGACGATCTAGTAGTATTAATGGGTGAGCGTATCTTCTTGCAGAACCAACAGGCTCTTGCTGATCGTTATCGTTCAATCCCTAACTCAGAAAAACCTGCTCAGTTAGCTGGTCTTAACTTCACCTCTTACGAGATTGGTAACAAGCGTTTCCACTTCAAGTATTTTGATATGTTCTCTGATACCGCAATGTTGCCATCAGTAACTCCTTCTTCAACAGCTAAAGACTTCAAGAACGTAGCTCTTGTGCTTGATATGGGTTATGCAACACCGGGACAGCGTAACATTCAGGTTAAGTACCGCAAGGGAGCCAAGTTCATCCAAAAGATGATCACTGGTATGGCTTCTCCGGGTTTGACTGCTTCTAACGCATACGATGGTTTGCAAATGGAATTATTGTGCGAATTTACTTCCGCAGTATTGCTTCCTAACCGTCTTGGCTTAGTTTACGCAAATTCTTAGTAGTTTTTCATAGTACAGAGTTGGTGGGGTAAAATCTCATCAACTCTTATTTTACTTTAAAATTAATATTTATGACAAAATTTAAATTACATGAGCAGAGACTGTTCATATTATTTGGTGACAAGTTAGACGTAATCAACAGGGGAGGTACTTATTCTCTTCAATCTGATTACATCGACAAGAGGACTGGTACGAAGGTAGAGTATGTTGTTGGTAAGGATGCCAAGGGTAATCCTAAAGCTAAGAGGTTCAAGTTTGACGAAAGCCTCAGACGTTTCCAAACAAGAGATTACGATAAGGACATGAACGGCCTGTCGCAATATGAATACCTGAAAAACCATCCAGACTGTGAGGGATCACCTAATGGATTTTACGATAAGAACGGCAAACAGATGGGGGCTGTATTCAGAGAATACGATCCACAGAAGGATGCAGAAACAGCATTCAGTGCTGATAAGCTGAGAGTAGAAGCGCAAGCAACAGCTCTTAATTTAGACCCACAAACGTTAGAAGAGATTGCTAATATCTTAGGACACTACGGTGAACCAGATACAGCAATGCGTGTACGAGTGATCGACTTCGCTGGTAAACGACCTTCTGAGTTTAATGATCTGTTGAAAGCAGGAGATCGTTCGTTGAGAGCACTTGTGAGAAAGGCTCTGCAAGAAGGAGTATTCAAGATGAAGGGTTCTCTCATTATGTGGGAGGAGACGCTTGTCGGAAACTCAGAGGACGATGCAATAGCGATGCTATCACGAGATCAGGAAATGATTGATGCTCTTAAAGAGAAGATGTCATTCAAGCCCGATATTAAAGCAGCCCCTAACAAGGGTGGGCGACCTAAAAAAGTTGAGACACTATAAAGAAATATAACCCTAACTAAAAGGCACATTCGTAAAAAGCGTCTGTGCCTTTTTATATTATGACACTTACATTAGAACGAGTGTATTTACCTACAGAAACATTAGGGTCAATATACGATGAAAACAAACAACTGATATGCAAAACGATGGAACTACCTGATAAGGGTAACGCCCGTTCAATCTCGTGCATACCAGAGGGCACATACAAAGTTATCAAGCAACTACCAAAGGTAGGCAGAGACTATCCCTATTTCAGATTACCCTCTGTGCCGGGCAGAAGTGGTATCCTCATTCATAAAATAACATTTGTGAAGGACTTAAAGGGATGTATTGGTGTGGGTGGTAGGTTTCAGGATTTAAACAATGATGGTGTGCCTGACATGGTTGAATCAGGCAAGACATTACAGCACATGATAGACACTCTTCCAGACGAGTTTTTATTGAAGATTACGAAGAAACTGGCATGATAATTGATACAACATTATAAACAACTCATAACGTGGCACTTACAATAGACATTTCGATAGACAGCATTAGCTCAGACAGAGCAACAGCGACATTACTTGACGCTACCGTGTACGGAACAAGGGGGAACTTTGGCACGTATGTAGTTGCTCAAAAGATCAATCAGGACACCACAGTAGAGTCTACTCTTACTGTAACTGGCTCAGACGCAGACCCTTACGTAGACACAAGCTGGACTTTCACCATACCAAATGATGGGTGGTTCAGAGTTAGCTTTATAGCTGCTGAGGCTTATGTAGCTGGCAGTTATAACATCTATGAGATCGTTGATGACGGAGCTGGTAATCTGTATCAGGCGAATTCAACAGGATCATCTACTGATCCAGCAGTAGACACCAACAGATGGACAGCATTATCAACAGATGCTCTTATCGCAGCAGCCGCTGCAAATGCCAATTCAGACTTCTTAACGGGTGGAGGTACGGTTTATGAGTTTATTCTCACGCCTAACTCAGAATACGAGTATGCAAACGCTATCAGTGATGCTTCAGAGGAAGCTACCGCAGCAGACGTAACTCTAGAAAACCTATTACCCTACATTCGATTAGGAGCTATTCTTGATGGTATGTATGTCGACAGCGACAGGGCTAGTTATCCAGAAGGAGAAAGAAAGGCCAGAAGGTTTGAATCAATAGTAGAATAACATGGCAGTCGTACCATACCACTTCCCAGTAACGACAGAAAGTGTTCGTTATCAGGCACTTACGAAGCTCTCGGAGTTTGTAGACGAGTATGTGGCTATACGCAGGTTAGAATCAAAGGAGGGTAAAGACCTTCTGTTGAATATAACCAAAATAAGACTATGGCTTAAAGCACTTGATTATGCTGCTTACTTAGATCAGACAACCATAAACAAAATTGTTTATGCTCTCGTCAAGTTCGCAGAGATATATTCATTCCCCACTGCACCCGTTCTTGCTAACGTAGCACGACCACAGATATTAATCGGCAGTGGTGGTGGAACAATCACAACCACCATCACCTCAACAGAGTCAACAGCGTTTGCCAACACTGACGCAGACATTGGAACAGAGACGGCAGATGAGTTTTCATATGGTCTCAGCTCAGGCGCTGTGTGGTTCTACACCATCACGAATGGGGCTGGTACAGCTCAACGATCTGGCATTTTAACTGCTAGTTGGCTTTCGGATGGCTCCGCTATCGACTGTGGAGAAGAGAGCACCCCTGACGTAGGTGCAGCTACCTCAGACGTAGTTCTTTCTGTGGACATAAACGCAGGTAATGTAAGGCTCAGGGTTACCGTATCAAACACAGATAACTGGTCAATAACAGGTAAAAGATTTCTTATATACGACTAAGTGAGCAAGAGTAAGGTAATCAGAGGCAAGTTAGTATTAAAGGAAAGCTCTCTTGTCGAGAGCCTTACTAACAGGATACTGTCTATAAATGCCACCACAGACGAGGTTACAGACAGACCCGCTATTGACACCTCTGCTCTTATTACCACCACTCTAGCTGACGGCAAGGTGTGGATCGGTAATGTTTCCAACGTAGCTACCGCAATCACTCTCACGGGGGATGTCACGGTTACCAACGCAGGTGTTACAGCCATAGGCACTGGTGTTATTGTCAATGCAGATGTTAACGCCTCTGCTGCCATTGCCTACTCTAAACTAAATCTTACAGGCTCTATTGTCAACGACTTAACGGGGGGAATTGTCAATGCTGACGTAGCTGTTGCTGCTGCCATAGCAAGAACAAAACTGGCAGACGGCACTGCTTACAGAATTTTAGTTAATGACTCGAACGGTCAGATAACAGACAACATAGCACTGACAGCAAGCAGGGCAGTAGTATCTACTTCTTCTGGTCTGGCAACTTCAACAACTACTAACACTCAGATAGGGTATTTAGATACGCTTACAGGCAACGTACAAACTCAGTTAGATACTGAGATAGCAAGTCGCCCTGTAAACGCTTTAGTAACAACCCCAACAGTAGCACAGGATGGTTTTGCTATCATGTGGGACGATGGAACAGGTGAGTACATTTTAGCTGATCCATCCACCACAGGGGTTCCCACAGGGGGAACTACCCGTCAGGTGTTGGGTAAACTATCGGCAACAAACTACGATACGGATTGGTTAGACCTTCTGACATCCGACATAACAGACATAACCGCTTCTGCTGATGATTTAAATGTAACAACAGGAGTATCATCTGCCGGGCTAACCCCAACAGAACTAACCTATCTAATAGGAACTACTGATTATGTACAAACACAACTAGACGACAAACTATCCACATACCTGCCACAAAATTCAATATTTGTAGGTGATGTGTCAAACGTAGCTACTGCCTTACCAACAGGAGCAGATGGTTTTGTGTTTACCTCTGTAGGCGGTGTCCCTCAATGGGTGGCTGCTTCCTACAACAGTGGTCATACTATTCAGGAGGAGGGGGTTGCTGTTGGTATAGCTCGTACTAACTTAAACTTTGTTGGAGCAGATGTAACTGTAACAGACGATGCCATTAATGACGCTACCGTTGTTACTATTGGAGACGTTGGATACCTTGATGACATTATAGATGTAAACCTTTCAGCCCTTGCTGATGGTGATGTGCTAACCTATGATTTAGGTACAAATGAGTGGATAAACGCACCAATAGCGGCAACTATAGATGGCTCCGGCACAACCAACGAACTAACCTATTGGGTAGATACAGATACATTAGGAGCGTTAGCAGTAGCGACATATCCTTCATTAACGGAGGTTAGTTATGTTAAAGGCGTAACCAGTGCAATACAGACACAACTAGATTCAAAATGGTCTTTAGCTTCAGGTGGTACTCTTACAGGGGCTAATACAATTACAGGAACAGGGCAAACATTAAAAGGAGTTTGGGATAGTTTAGGAACTACAAGCACTGAAGGATATGGCTTGTTTTTAGAAAATACCACTGCCGCCACGTTAGGAAATCAGCAAATATCCCCTTCTATAACATGGGGAGCGAAGGCCTCGACACCGCCGACATTGACACCGCGTCGTTCAGCGCGCGCGCGATCAACATGG